AATTACAACAAATGCCTCCAGAACAGAGCCAGCAAATTATGAATCAAATTGCTCAGGCAGCAACGCAAGCTACAGCAGAAGTCACAGGAAGGGCACAAGCGCTTGCTAAAGCTGAAGAGCTGCAACGAATTGATCCAATAATCGAGCTGCAAAAAGCAGAAATTAGACAAAAAGCGGTTGCTTCCGAGCAAAAACGAGAAGTTGAGAAAGAAAAAATTGAGTCTCAAGAGGCAATTGCTGAAATGAAGATCGCAGCAGACCGAGAAAAGAATGTCCAGGCTTCAATTTTAGAGGCAGATAGGACTTATGCAGATATTTTAAACACTGTCCGAGAGGCAGACGAGAAAACTAGAACCGAATAGGAGGAAAAATGGCTAAAAAGTCTAAATCTAAGATATATCCTGGACCACAACCTAACCCTGTTAAAGGTATGGGCAAACCAGCTGGAACTGGAGAGATAGTCTCAGTTAAAGGTAAGGCCAAGGGCGGTGGAGCAGCTACAAAAGGACTTAGTTTTATCCAATGGGTTAGAAAAAGTTGATGGATTGGCTAACGGCGACTGAATTTTTATTAAAACAGTCCCGCAAACGACAAGAAGAGCTGAAAAATACGCTTGCAAGTGGGGGTGTGGGTGATTTTAACCAATATCAGCGCTTAACTGGTGAAATTGCGGGGCTAAATTACGTTGAAAACGAAATAATTGGGTTACATAGACGAATGGAGACACCAGATGAAGAGTGAAGCTAAAAGTAAGAAAATACCTCCTTTTGTTGCGAATTTTGGTTCTGAAGAGCCTGAAAAGCCAAAATCAACGAATTTTACTCCAGAGGACCTTAAAACTGGCAGTTTAGCTAAAAAATTGCCTCGCCCTACAGGTTATCGACTACTTATTTTACCTTTTGCTCCTTCGGAAAAGACAAAGGGTGGAATTTATTTGGCAAAACAAACTGTAGAACGCGAGCGTCTGACTACAGTTGTGGGCTATATTGTGGCTCTTGGGCCAGATGCATATAAAGACCCAGTTAAATTTCCTGAAGGACCTTGGTGTCAAAAAGGAGATTGGGTCATTTTCGGACGCTACGCAGGTGCTCGTATTCAAATTGATGGAGGAGACTTGCGCTTATTAAATGACGATGAAATTTTGGCAAAAATAGACGACCCTGAGGATATAATAGGGATTTAATGTTTCATTTTTCTGAATTTCGCGCTAAACTCAAATATTCATGGAGGAAACCATGCCACAACAAGCTGAAAATTTAGAACAAGAAATTGAAATTCCAACTGAAGGAGATTCTTCTCAAGAAGTAGTAGTAGAAGCATCTTCTGTAAATCATGAGGAAGAAATTGAACAATATAGTGAAAAGGTTCAAAAACGAATCGACAAGCTCACTTATAATCAACGTGAAGCAGAGCGACAAAGGGATGAAGCTCTTCGCGTTGCTCAGGCTTTAAAAGATAAAGTTCATCAATTTGAAAATAAAGCTGCAAAAAGTGATGAAGCACTTTTTAAAGAATATAATGGAAGAGTAATAACTGAACTTGAGCAAGCTAAAGATAAATATCGAAAAGCTATTGAATCGGGAGATCTTGATGCTCAAGTTGATACTCAACAGGATATTGCAAAATTAGCAGTAGAACAAGAAACATTGGCTCGTGCTAAAAAACAACGAGAACATTCAAGTAATGGAAATAAGCCACAGCGACAACAAGCTCCTCAAGCACCTCCAATAGATCCCAGGGCAACTACCTGGGCGCAAAAGGAAGAAAATTCTTGGTTTGGAAGGGATGAAGCTATGACCGCTGCTGCTTTTGCGCTTGATAAAAAAATGCAGGAAGAGGGTATAGATCCTACAGTATCAGATTATTATGAACAATTAGATGAAAGGATTCAGAATGCTTTTCCACATAAATTTGAAAAGGAAGGTAAATCGCCTCCTGTTCAAGCAGTTGGACGAACCAGTGTTGGAACTAATCCAAACACTAGAAAGTCCAAAAAAGTAAGACTCACAGCAAGTCAGCAAGCAATTGCTAAAAAACTTGGTGTGCCATTAGAAGAGTACGCAAAGTACGTTTAATATATAGGAGTATAATATGACAGACCGCAACTCCCGTTCTGCTGAAGTACGAGTAGAAAAAACTCGCAGAAAACCTTGGCAACCACCGTCTAGTTTAGACGCACCTAAACCGCCTCCAGGATATAAATATCGCTGGATTCGTGAAAGCATTCTTGGCCGAGAAGACAAAACGAATATGTCTAAGCGTATTCGTGAAGGATTCGAGCCAGTGAGGGCTGAAACTCATCCTGAGTTTCAAGGTCCTACAATTGAGGATGGAAAACACGCAGGTGTTATTGGCGTTGGTGGCTTAATCTTAGCAAAAATAGATGAAGAAATAGTAGCTGAACGTGAGGAATATTTTCAAGAAATGACCGATGCGTCCATGCAAGCTGTTGATTCTGAATTAATGAGGGAAAGTAATCCCATTATGCCTATTGAACCGCCTCGGCGACAGTCGAAGACCGAGTTTGGTAGCAAACGGGATCTTTCTGAAGATTAACCTTTAACTATGGGTAAATAAATTATGGCAAATGTTAATGACCCGAATGGGTTTACACCAGCTTATCATTTAACTGGTGGAACCATTAGACCTGCTCAAATGAGGATCGCAAGTGCGACAAATGCTGCTATTTATAGCGGTGATGTTGTCAATCTTTCAAGCGGTTATATCATTCAAGGCACGGCTACTGGTGCTCCTGTAGGAGTATTTGCTGGCGTTTTTTATGAGAAGACGGATGGGACTCCGGTATGGGCAAGATATTGGACCGCTGATGTAGCAACTCTAGGAAGTGTAGATGCTCAAGCCTTTGTGTATAACGATCCTGACATCGTTTACGAGGCTCAATTTACGGCTGGAACTCCAGCAGTAAGTTTTATCGGCAGTAAGTACACTCTTTCAACAACTGCTGGTAGTACATCTACTGGTCGTTCGGCTGAAGGCGTTACTGCTACTACTGGTTCTGGCGTTGCTCTGTGTATTGGCTTTGTTGATACACCAAGCAATTCGATAGCTGCAAATGCTAGAGCCTATTTCCGTTTCCCAGCTAATCCATTTGAATAGGAGTTAAGAAATGGCAATTAATCGAGCGCAACTCGTTAAAGAACTTGTTCCAGGTCTTAATGCTTTATTCGGATTAGAGTATGCAAGCTATGCTGATGAGCACACGATGATTTTCGATACCGAAAGTTCTGATCGTGCTTATGAGGAAGAAGTCATGCTCTCTGGATTTGGTGAGGCAGCCGTTAAAGGAGAAGGCACTGCAGTTAAGTACGACACTGCCCAAGAAACTTGGACAGCTCGTTATGTACATAATACGGTAGCGTTAGCGTTCTCTTTGACGGAAGAGGCTATGGAAGATAATCTCTATGACACCCTATCTGCAAGGTACACCCGTGCTCTTGCTCGTTCAATGCAACAAACTAAGCAGGTTAAAGCTGCGAATGTGTTGAATAATGGTTTTAGCAGTACATATCCAGGAGGAGATGGTAAAGAACTTTTTGCCACCGATCATGGATCATTGACTGCGGGAGACCTGAAGAACGAACTAAGTACGGCAGCAGATCTTAATGAAACATCAATGGAACAAGCATTAATTGATATTGCTGGTTTCAAAGATGAACGAGGTCTGAAAGTTAATGCTCAAGCACAACGATTAATTGTGCCGCCTGCATTACAGTTCGTTGCAGATCGGTTATTGAACACACCTGGACGTGTAGCAACGGCAGATAATGACATCAACGCTATTAAGAATATGAATATGATTCCTGATGGCTATGCTGTTAACCATTATCTGACCGACACGGATGCGTGGTTCATTAAAACCGATGTTCCTAATGGAATGAAACATTTCGTCAGAACCGCTGTTTCCACTAATATGGAAGGCGATTTTGAAACTGGAAATGTAAGATACAAAGCGAGAGAAAGATATAGCTTCGGCTGGTCTGATTGGCGCGGTATCTTTGGTTCTCCTGGAGCATAGGGCTTAAACGCAAGCGAAATATGGAAGACGTAATACACTGTTTATGATATAAGCAGACTTTCTTACTCAGTATTACAAGGAAAGGGAGCTTCGGCTCCCTTTCTTTTTTGGATTTAATTATATAGAATGGAAGCATCTAGGGATAACTTGTCCTACAGACTGACCTAGCAGACAAGCCAAGACGGTAGGACTTATTTCCAACCCAATGGAGGAAATTATGGCAAAATCAACCTTTTCGGGACCGATAAGGTCTCTCGCTGGTCTTATTAATGCGGGCTACAGTTCCGTTGTTAGTTTAACAGCAAACACAACTATAACCGTGGCTTCTCATGCTGGCAGGATGTTGTTATGTAATGACGCGGATGGTGTTTTCACCCTTCCCAGCATTGTTGTAACAGAGCCTGATGATAAAACAGACCCAAATCAATTATGTAATTTAGGCGCTCAGTTTACTTTTGTTGTTGTAACAGCAGCAACTGATATGGACATCACAACTGATGGCACTGACAAATTTGTTGGTGGTGCTTACACAGGTATTGATGATAGTGCAGCAGGTAAAACTTTTATCTCTGGTGCGTCTAACGATACCTTTACTCAAAACGGTACCACTAAAGGCGGATTGGCAGGAAGCATTGTAGTAATTACCGCAATTGCAAGCGCCAAATATCATGTAGCAGCACAGTTACTTGGTTCAGGAACTTTAGTAACACCATTTGCTGACGCTTAATAGGAGGTGACACATGGCTAATACAGTCACAGGTCCCACTAATCAAGATGATGGCGAAAAGAAGCTCATTGTTTATTGTTCTGTTTATTCTGATGGAAGTGCAAGTAGCACCACTTTAGTAGATGTTTCTGCATTAAACACATCTACTTTAAACGGTGAGTCTTGCGCACATGTATCACTGAATAGAATTTGGTATACAGTTGGCGGAGGCACTGATGCTCCTGCTTCTCTTGATTGGGATGCAACCACCGATGTTACTTTTTTAACCATGTCTTATGACAATGCCTTTGATTTCAGCACTATAGGTGGGTTACAAAATACAGCAGCATCTGGCTACACAGGCGATGTTTTATTTGTTATTCCTTCTACATCTGATGCAGGTAATGAGTACACTGTATGGTGTGAATTTTTGAAGTATTATGAAGCTCCAGGATCTTAGATCATGGCTACTTCGGGTACTAAAACATTCTCACTAGATACGGGAGAAGTAATAGAAGAAGCGTATGAGCTTGCTGGGCTAGAGGCTCGGACAGGTTATGATGCTGCAACGGCTAGACGGTCTATGAATGTTATGTTCGCGGATTGGTCTAATCGAGGTATCAATATTTGGACGATTGCTGAAGTCAGTTTAACTTTAACTGAAAGCACGGCAAGCTATACGCTAAACGCCTATGATATTGATG